GCTCGGTGCCCACCAAGGGACACGGTTGTGTCAAGGATCGGATATAATCCGACTGCGCTTATTCAGCGCACCAGCGACGAATGAGGGTAACCCGTCGTCGCAGCGGGAACATGACCGTCTTCAGACCCTCGCGCATACCAGACTGTTCAGTCAGGAATCGCTTACGACGATCCATAGCCGCTGTTCGCTTCCCGCCATCACTGGCAGTAGGCGACATACAGCTATAGTAGTCGGGCGAACTGTAGAATTTCTGGTTCCGCAGAGGTTTGAGGGACCGGGGTAGGTTATCGGCAATATTTGCAAATAATCTCTCCCAACCCGGCATAACACGTTTCACAACGTGTCCTCGTACAGCGATACCCCTCACTTCCTGGCGTTGGAACTCAAAGTTCCACCGAACAGGACATTTGTGATTAAGGTTCGTTGTCTTCAGATAGTGTGACCGAAACACGAGGTAGGCCTTTTCGCCATCCTCGTGACCCGCGTACGGTATCTCCCCAAACCATGGGGTTTCCCGTATACGGTCTCTCAGTTCACATGCCGTCCGCCAGTAGCCCATGTAGTCGAGTGCATTGCTGTACTCAACCGCAGAGACAAATGCGGCAGGCTCACATGGATTAGCTAATCTGGTCCGGATCTTTACCGGGGTGACGTCAGCGCCAGAGAAGGCGTCGAGGCCACAGGACTCTCTGAAAGAGCCTCCAGTACAACACTTCGCTTCGTTGAACATAAGCCCAACGAACGGGAAGTACTGCATTATGGCAGCATAGTCTTCGCTGCCAACAATTAGATCATCACCGTACACCTTTACCCGCTCGAGTGCCTTGTCCAAAGGCACCCCGCAGTGGTGTACCAACACATTCACAGCCAGAGCGAAGAATACTAAACTCTCCACTGGGAAGCATAAAGCTGAACCCATTGGAGCGAACTTCTTCATTCGCGCTAACCGTCCGGACGGGAGTACCGTTGCGTGAGACCTGCTGCAAAGCAAGTACTCACCAACATGCGATTTGCCGAATAACGTTTCGACCAATAAGGTCGAGACGCGGTCCGACGCATCTTTCATGTCCAACGTTACCCATCCTGCTCCAGCAGACCCTGCTAGGGCATACCACCG